TCCCGCGCCCGTACCCTGTTGATCAGGCGCGGGGCCTGTCAGCGGTAGAGGAGTAGCGGTGGGCCTCATCTCCGGCCTCAAGGCCGTCGTCATCGACGCCTGGTCCTGGCTCAACTACAAGCCTCTCTACTCCGACCAGCTCGGCATGCCCAACCGGCGGGCGTTCCCCGAAGCCCACGCCACCTGGGTCCCGGCCGCCGACGAGCGCCGCCTCGCCGCGTACAAGATGCTCACCGCCTACGACTCCAACCAGGTCGCAGAACTCACCGCGTTCCGCGACGGAGACGACGCCCGCGAACGCCGCGAGTTCGGCGACCCGGCCATGTACGTCGACACCATCACCTCCTACGTCCTCGGAGAAGAGCAGACCATCACCGTGCCCGGCGCCGAAAAAGCCGGCACCGACACCACGGACGCCGACGCACAGACCGCCGAACGCGTCCAGACCCTCCTACGTGAGTGGGCCGACGAGGAACTCCTCCCCATGCGGCTCCTCCAGACCGAACGGAAAACCGTCGGCCTCGGAGACGGCGTCTACCTCCTGCACTGGGACGCCGACAAACAGCGCGTCCGCATCAAGACCTTCGACCCCGGCTTCTACTTCCCGGTCATCGACGAGGACTCCGACGGCTCCGACTTCCCCGACCGCGTCCACTTCGCGTGGGAACTCCCCGAGGACAAGGCCCGCCGCCTCCCGGCCCGGCTGCGCCGCATCACCTACCACCTGGACTGGATCCGCCCGCAGGCCGCGAACGGCGTCGACCGCACCGGCCGGCCCCTGCGCGCCCCCGTCATGTCCGAAGCGACCGGCGACGAAGCGTCCCAGCCCGTCCTCGGCCAAGGCGACACCGTCGACGCCAATGGGGCGATCAGCCGGATGTATCCGTGGTCGGAACGCCCCTCCTACAAGACCGTCTACCTGACCGACGCGATCTGGGAACTCGGAGACCTCAAAGCCCCCTACGACGTCGACAGCCTGCCCATGGACAAGGCGCAGTTCGCCACGAACGGGCAAGGCGAGATCCTCGACCAGCTGGACCTCTACCAGGACTTCGTGCCCGTCATCCACATCCCCAACACCGTGCCCGAGCCCGGCGAGCACTGGGGGCAGTCGTCCCTCGCGAAGGTGCTGCAAGTCTTCGACGAACTGTCGTCCAGCGACACCGACTCCAGCAAAGCCTCCGCCACCACCGGCTCCCCGATCCTCGCGATCTCCGGGAGGGCCGTCACCGGGCAGCAGCAGTACGCGGCCGGCCCCGGCATGGTCTTCACCCTCGGAGAGGGCGGCGCCATCACCTCCGTGGAAACCAGCGGGAACCTCGCCGAACTCCGCAACCACGTCCACGACCTCAAGGACCGGGCCGCGACCACCGCCCGCCTTCCCGCCGTCGCCCTCGGCACGTCCGACCCGGCCAAGTTCGGCTCCGGCTACCAGCTCGAACTCGCCCTCGGCCCCCTCGACTCCCTCATCTCCAGCATGCGCCTCGCCCGCGACCACGCCGACCGGCTCCTCCCCAAGTTCGTCCAACGCCTGTTCCAGGCCGGGCAGCACCCCGACTGGGTCGACCTGCCCGTCCTTCCCGCCAAGCTCACCCGCGGCGCCTACACCCCCACCGACAAGGCCGCCGTCCTCGAGGAAGTCACCAAAGCCCGCACCGCGAAGGTCATCAGCCTGGAGACCGCCGTCCGCAGGTTGCAGGAGATCGGCTGGCCCATCGAAGACGCCGAAGACGAGATCACACGGATCGACGCCCGCTCCTTCGAAGACGCCCGCCTCCTCGCCGACGCCCTGGGCAACCCGGACGAGGTCGCCCGGTTCCTCGGCAGGCAGGCCCCCGACATGCCGGAAACCCCGCCCGTCGTCCTACCCCCTGCCGGTGCCGCCGCGGCAGCGCTCGAGCAGGCCCAGCAGACCCCGGAGACGGGGGAACAGGGGAGCGGAGGGAACACGCCGTGATTTCTGTGCTCCACTTGGATCTAGGCGCGGGGCCTGGAGTACGAACGAGTCTGGGAGGACTTGTACAGATGCGTCGCCCCGCGCAGCACACCCGCCCGGTCCCGGCCGCCCCCGCCTGGACCCACCCCTACACCGGCCCCGCCGCGCTCGCCGTGTTCTACAACGACGGTGGAGACAGCGGACAGCCCGTGCCCTCCCCGGCCGACCTCGCCAACCGGGCCCCCCAGCAGCCGCCCGCGGCCCAGCCCGCCCAGCGGACCGGAGACGACGACGAAGTCCTCCTCGACCACCGCACCGGCGCCCCCATGACCCAAGCCGCCTTCGCGAAGATCATGGCCAGGGAGAACGCCAAGGGCCGCCGCAACATCCTCCGCGAACTCTCCGAAGCCGCCGGCGTGCCCTTCGACACGGACGACTTCGACGTCACCCGGTTCGCGAAGCTGTTCAAGGAGACCGAGGAAGCCCGCAAGGCGCAGCTCAGCGAGGAGCAGCGACGCGCGGAGGAACTCGCCGCACGAGAGCAGGCCCTCGCCGACCGGGAAGCCAAGGCCGCCCACCTGGCCGCCGAAGCCGCCCGCCGCGACCGCGACACCCGCATCCGCTCCGCACTCGTCTCCCTCGGAGCCACCGGCGACGACCTCGAGGACGCCGCCCGCCTCCTCACCGTCCCCGACGACGCCACCGACGAGCAGATCACCCAGGCCGCCACCCAGCTCAAGGAACGCCGCAGCGTCCTCTTCGGCCAGTCCGCCCCGCAGACCCTCCCCCCGGCCCCGTCCGGCGGGCCCGCCGGCGGCAACGCCCCCCGACAGCCCGCCAGCACCAAGGACGCCGTCCGGGAAGCCGCCCGCAAGCGGGCCGAAGCCATGGGCCTGCGACACGACGACGCAGCCTGACAACCACAGACCAGCACCACCTAGGGACCACGCCCTGACCCCACGTGGACGGCGCCACGCAGACGTCATCACACGAGATCCGCGTATTTCGCGAAAGGGGCTACGGCGTGGACATCCAGCCGTACACCAGCACCGAGACGCTCACTGTCGGCCGCCCGTGGCTCATGAGCATGCTCGGCATCGAAGCCAACCAGTCCATCACCCTCGACCTCACCGCCTTCGACGAGAACCTCCACTGGACGGAGGCGTCCAAGTACCAGCCCGACCGGAAGCTGAAGTCCGGCATCCCCCTCGGCAAGAACACCTCCACCGGCCTGTTCGAGCCGTACGCGGCCGTCACCAACGAGGTCCAGACCGCCACCATCACCGGCGGACCCACCGGCGGCACGTTCACCCTCACCTTCAACGGGCAGACCACCGCGGCCATCGCCTACAACGCCACCGCCGCCCAGGTCCAGGCCGCCCTCGAGGCGCTGTCCAACGTCAACCCGGGCGACATCACCGTCACCGGCAACGCCGGCGGACCGTACACGCTCACCTTCGGCGGCCAGTACCTCGGAGACAACACCTCCTCCGTCACCGCCACCGCCTCCCTCACCGGAGGCTCCACCCCCGGCGTAACCATGGCCACCACCACCGCCGGCGGCACCGCCACCGCAAGCGACGGCACCCAGCTCTTCGCCGGGTTCCTGTTCACCGAGGTCGCCTTCCACGCGGGCGCCACCAAGGCCGCGGCGCCGCTCATGGTCCACGGCCAGATCGACGTGGCCAAGCTGCCCGTCGCCTTCGACCCGAAGGACGTACCGGCCGGCTCCAACACCCAGTTCGTCTACAAGGTCTGATCAGGAGACCCCGACATGGCTAACGACATGCTGGAGCTCCTGCTCCGCGACATCAGCGCCACCGAGATCAACGCGTTCGCCCGCGAGATCCAGACCCCCGCGGACTACGAGCTCACCCGCACGGTGATGCCGGAGCGCACCATCAACTCCGTCAAGTGGGAGACGCGAGGCACCCGTCGCAGGGTCGCAGCCGCCTCCTACCGGGCGTGGGACGCCCAGACGAAGGTCGCCACGCGTGAGATCACGCAGTTCGCGACCTCCGGCAAGCTCCTGCCCCTGGGCCAGAAGTACATCGTGGGCGAGTTCGAGACCATCCTCGAGAACCTCGACCGCGGCATGGACTCCCGCGACCTCGTCAACGCCGTCTACGACGACGTCGCCGCGCACGTCCTGTCCATCAAGAAGCGCCTCGAGCTCGCCGTCGCCGACCTCCTGATCGACGGGAAGTTCTCCCTCGTCGGCGAAAACGGCCTCACCCTCGAAGCCAACTACAACGTGCCGTCCGCGAACATGCCGACCGCGTCCACCCCGTGGACCGACCCGACCGCGGACATCCTGGGAGACGAACAGCGGTGGATGGAGGTGCTCCGCTCCTCCGGCGCCCCCGCACCGGCCCGCGTCCTCACCTCGTACAAGACCGCGGCCCTGATGATGGGCAACGACTCCTACCGCGCTGCCTACTACGGCAGCGTGAACTCCGCGTCCACCATCCCCACCGCGGTCCTCGCCCCGAACGAGGTCAACGTCGTCCGCGCCCGCTACAACCTCCCGCCGATCACCACCTACGACGTGAAGATCGAGCTGGACACCGGTGCGGACGTCCGCGCGCTGCCGGAGAACATGTTCTTCCTCCTGCCGCCCAACCCCACCCAGTGGGCCGAGACCCAGTACGGTCTCACCGCCGACGGCCTGCTCCTCTCCCAGAGCGGCAACCCGTCCATCGAGCGGGAAGAGGCCCCCGGCATCGTCGTCACCCGCGGCGTCCAGGACGACCCGCCGCAGGTGTGGACGAAGGGCTCCGCCGCCGCGCTGCCGGTCATGTACGTGCCGGACATCCACATCGCCGCGACGGTGTGGTGACCCATGGCCGCCCAGCTCGCAGCAACGGTGTACGTGACGGATCCGGACACGCACCAGACGGTGGAACTGGCACCGGGCACCAGCCCGGAGCCGCGCCTGGCCGCCCTGGTGACGAACCCGGCCGCCTGGGTCGACGGCAAGATGCCCCGCCTGCCGAAGAAGCAGGACGACAACCAGTCCGAGGGCCCTACCGGCGACGGCCAGGACGACGCCTCTGGCGCCGCATCCGGCGACGGTGACGACCAGGCCGCCCCGGCGGCCAAGAAGACCGCCGCGCGTAAGACCGCGGCGACCAGCCGGTCCCGGGGCCGGGACGCCGCCGGAGAGGGCGCCAGCGGCGACTAGCGGGATGCGGGCCCGCCCCCACGGTGGGGGCGCCAACAGGGCGGGCCCGCACCCGCACCACCCCTTCCCACACACGCCCCTTGGAGGACACCAGCCATGGCACTGACCGCCAGCGTGCAAGCCTGGCTCCTCTCCCAGCTTGGTACCACCACACCCCTCGCTGACCTGGAAGCCCGCTACGATCGGCTCGGCACCGCCCGCCCCGTAGCCATCGAAGTCCTCTACGAACGCAAGGCCGCCCTCCTCCAGCAGCCGGCCAGCGTCAACGTGTCCGGCGTCGTCGGCGTCACCTTCACCGAGAACATCAAGGCTCTCGAGCGACAGATCGCCCTGCTGGAATCCGGTGAACCGCCCGCCCCGGACGACCCGCCCGGCGCCAGCGACGGCACCGTGCAGCTGGGCATGTTCCGCCTCGTGGAACGGCCCCGCCGATGACGACACCCGTCCGCCGCCGCGGCCGCACGCTCCGCCAGCGCCTCCTCGGTTTCATCACCGACGCCGTGTCCCGGCTCCGGTCGGCGTGGGCGATCCTCACCGCAGCCCAAACCCGCCTCCTCGCCGCGCTCGCCGCGATCCGGCCCGGCCGCACCTCCGGCGGCGGCGCCCGCCTCCGAACCGCCATCGCCACCTTCAACACGTCCCTGGGCGCCTTCAACAGGGCCGCCATGGCGTTCGCGGAACGGTGGGCGTCCACCGACCTGCCCGTCATCTACCGGGAAGGCGCCTGGACCCTGCTGGA